GCATTTACCCTTAATCATTTTTTCTATATTGTCCGCAATTCTTCCTCCGGCCTGGTTCGACTCGAAGCGCACCTTGTGCGGCTGGTGTCGGATAAGGATATCAGCAGTCTTACGGTCCAGTGTTGCATAATCCGTGTTATCATCGAAAACGACATCCGGAATATAGAAATCTTCTCCAAACTGGTACGCAATCGGCAATGACTCATAGTCCGTACCTTTGTCTTTGGTGTCGCATACTCCCCAGATCGCATCCGGGTCTCTAGTCGGCATGATTGTGAATTCATTCTGTTTCTCCGGCACTTGATCCTTATTAAGATAAAATCTTCGGAGCTCATCCGGTGGGAGTAGCAATCCTTCTCTCTCGACCGGCTTTTGTTGAAACAGACAGTTGAATGAGATCTCGTCCATAGTCTCTTTCATATCTAAGAAATACTTAGTCGAGAAACCATTCACCGCGAACTGGAAGTTGCTCTCTCCATCCTCATTCAGCGCCGGGATTGCAATAAATCTTGCCCTCGGGTTCCCGGCATACAGCTGTTGAAGCTTTCCAATCGGATCGTGAACTGACCATCTCGTAGCAATATAGAATTCCTTGCATCCGTCCAACCGTCGGGACCGTAGGTCATTTGTTACCTTAGTCCATAGCGTTTCAAGTCTCGCTTTATTCAGCGCTTCTTCGATACCGGAAACAAGGTCATCAGCCGTTAGAAACCGATTACAACGTGTCGCACCTGTCAAAGATCCATCAATAGATCTGAACGTCCACGTTTTAAAACGACCATTTCTCTCCAGATTAACTGTCGTTTCTTTAGCATTGGTGCCTTGAATCTTTATAGTCGGAAACAATTCATGCCATGCATACTCAACCGGGTCGTTAATAATTTCCAAAACTCCATCATAAAGCGACCGGGTCAAAATACTACTATGCGCAGATGACAGGTTGAAGTCATTTGGAAACCATCCGCCCACTAGCGAGAGAAAGAAGTCCTCAAGAGTGGATTTTCCACAACCCGGCGGAACGCTCAGGCAGAAGATGTCCAATTCATCATCCATCATGTCTTGCAGTGATTGAATGATATTGTGCTTAAGGAATACTTCACGCCGCGGCTCATAGAATCTTTCTTTCGGTATTCTGTACCTCTCAAGATATAAAAGTCCGCTGTCCACCTGTTGATTCTTTGCTTCGAACATCAGCGCTTTATAATACATGTCGTTAAAAGCTCCGCTGCCCGTTTTTCCAGCCATATAGTCCGCCATTTGATGTGTGTATTTGCTGACTTTCATGGCGTATTTTTTCACCTGCTTATCATCAAAAGACAGATCTTTCTTCATATTCAGTAACAGATCGAGGCTGTCCTTTTGATTCTGAAGCAACGTCATATCTGACTTCAGAAGATTTCCAAATGTCTCCTTGTACCATTCAAAATTTTTTCGTCCCATAAAAAAAGAGCCACGCCTCCTCTATCGGAAGTCATGGCTCTCATATGGCACTCTTGACTTTACTTATTTAACCAATCATTCTCTAAATAACAAAATCCACAAGTCGTAGCACCCGTTAAAATTATCCACCCGATCCAGAATATCCAAGTCCATGATATTGTCATTCTTTTTATCGTATTTTCGATATCTGAACCGTCAAAAAACTTCGACTCGTCCGATATGGCCCCATCTCGCAGATCCGTATAAATAGTTCCCACCGATTCAACCGGGGTCCCATAATACTTAAACCTTACGCGAGAAGATTTCTTTATTGTATCTATATATCTGGCCGCCGGGGTCTGGATTTTATTGTAGTCCATTTCAATTCCAAGGAAGCTGATTCGGTTACTATGAATGCTTTCGCTTCCAACATGGTCCCATGTCCAGTACACCTCAGTGCGGGTATGTTTATGCCCCTCACTATCGGTTGTTGTCACCGTCCTAGTATGACGGTTGTAATGCTCTTCATCTTTTTCCGCATACAAATATTCTCCACCTATCTCTGGATATGTCACCGGATCCACCGCTTCTAATGTTCCATATACGAACGCATTTCCCACAGAGGTATCCATTCCATACTGAAACTGTTCGGCATCCGTGATTTGCAATGCGGAGTAGTATTCGGAATTTTTCTGCATTTGATAAGCATCAATCCGACCGGCAATTACAAACCCCAGTATCATCATAACTGCAACGATTGTGACACTGGCGAGAATTTCACGTTTGGTTATTTCCATAAGAAGTTACCCCAAATATCTCCAATGTGTTGGCTCATAATAAACATACATACTGCCATCTGGTACAAACCATAAATTCCCTTGTCGGAAAAGTATTTGAACATTACGTTCTCCTAATCTATCGTGAATTTTGGTTTCCAAAGGCACATTTTCCGGGGGAGTATGAAATTTGGTTGTCATCCACTGCATATGCTTCTCCTTTACTTAATCAAATAAATTAGTCGGTGCGTCTACCGGTGCTCCATAATCAAGGCGCTGATATTCCAATACTTCATATCCTGTCCAATCGAGGAATACTCTCGCTGGGAAGCTCTTCACATATCGGTTGTAACCTCCCACCGTCTTGTTATATGCGGACCGGTACTGAGAAATCAAATTCTCTGTTGTTGATAATTCGGTCATCAGTTGCTTATAGTTCTCATTGCTCTTCAGTTCCGGATACGCTTCAGCAACTGCCGTAATCGCCGTTGTTACGTTCTCAATATCGGAAGTATTGCTTCGTCCATCCACAATCGCTTGTAACACTTCCGCCTCGTGCTTATCATATTGTTTCACGGTGTCCACAAGATTCGGCAGTAAGTCAATTCGGCGTTTTTCCTGCACCCGAATATCTGATTCAGCCGTTTCTACCGCCTGTTCCAATGTAATGGCTTTGTTCCTGCTGCTCTGAACCATAAACACTGCCATAATTTCTAAAACAATCACGCCTACCACCACAAGCACAACATTTTTCCAACTGTTTTTCATCTTATTCCTCCATTTTTTCAATTACTATTTTGGCTTCTACTACATTTACTTCTGCGTAGTCAGATAATAAATTCAGTGTATTGCTTTCGAGATCAACTGCCGCATGTCTAAACGTAGTATTACGAACACTGTACTTTGATGTTTCAGACAGTTTCATATAAATATGTCCATCAAGTTGAAAACATTCTCCTCCACGAACTTGAGCAATATTTTTCTTTCTGGCATCATCAGCCACTTCGATTTTCATCAATATCTCCTTTCAAATCCAGTTTTCGCCAACCTTTTATAAATAATAATCGAGTGCTCCTCCAAATTTTCTCGATTAGCACTCGATTATAAATTCTTTCTTACAGTTACTTCCCTTACACTTATACGGCATATTCTGAATTTTCGTATCCGGAAGAACTCGTACTGCCTTTTTCCCGCACCACGGGCAAACGGCCCATCGGCTCCCGTCTGCAAATGTCTTCACAGCTGCAACACCGTCAAATCCCTCTTCCGGTCGATTCATACAATGCCGGAACGCATCAAACTCTATACTGTTTATCACCTGGGACATCTTCATTTCGATACTCCTTCATTAGAATTGCAGTAAATCAAGAGATGTTCTGCAACCTGACGCAATTTTTCTTTACTACGCATGTTAATTAATGTATCCCTTATTGCGTCGTGGCTGCCAGTGGCCTTATCTTTTCTTGCCGCCCTATCTAATGTCAATTTCCGAATCATTTCAATAAGCCACACCGCAATTTTTATTGGCTCTTCTGGCATTGCGTCCTTAGGATCTACGATTTTCGCATTGTAAGGAACACACTTTAAATTTCCCCACATATTTCTGTCAAACATTTCAAGTGCTTCACCTGTTGTGTTCTTCTTTAGTTTTTCTAATTCTTTTAAAATTTCAATTTCTACCATTGATCCATACTCCCCTCCCTAAATTCAACCGTCACTCCGGTCTCCTCTTCGCACTGCTTAACCATACCATCCACATCGCCATCATACGCCTGCCATATCTTCTGCGATTCCAGAAATGCCCGGTTGATCCGTTCATACCCAAAACCATATGTCCGATGTAGAGCAATTGCCATCGCTGCATAGATCTGTGGAGTTATCCGGTCTGCTGCCTTGTTGAGGTTGTCGACCTGGTTCTTTTTCGCAAGTAACTTAACCGAATTTATCAGCCTGTTATTCTTTCCCATATTAACCCTTTATTTCTGTGAAAGTAGTCATGTCGTAGCTTTCTCTGATGTGATCCACGCATTCCTGCATTCGCTCCCGGATATATTCGTCCTTCATGATGTTCGGATGACTATACCAGTCACAGCTGCCCTGCGCCCCGTTCTTCTTATACTTCTGATAATCGAAGAACATAACAAATAACGGAATTCGCGTAAAATTCTTTGTTTTATATCTGAGCCACATGTTCCATATTTTGAGCATTTTCTATCCCCTCCCATTCCTCACATGTGTCATCTAAGCATGTAAAATCTGCCCGATGCTCAGAGTCTCCATTAAAACAAACTCCATTAAACGTTTCATACCATTTACATGTACTGCAATATTTTTTCATAATTCCGGCGTGCGGAGTCGAACCACCAAGCTTTACCTGTTAAAGCGCCGGACCCATCGTCAATTTAATTATAAAGAGAAGGAAAACCAACCGGTCACGGCAAGTAACCGGCAAAACCATGCGGCAGATTCGCTCTGCCTTAATAGCAAACAGCTACATGGTGAAAGGATGTCACATGAATCATGCTACACCATGGACCATCAGGGACTTGAACCCCGGGCCTCCCCGTTATGAGCGGGGTGCTCTAACCAACTGAGCTAATGGTCCTGAGTAAAAGGGACAGCTTGCAGCCTATCCCTCATACTGTTGCAGTTCTTAACCACCAGCTGCAACAAAGGCTCTCTGCGTTTATCTGCCGACCGCAGGGATTGGAGAGATGGGGATTGAACCCATGACCTTACGATTATGATTCGCATGCTCTGCCTGCTGAGCTACACTCCAAAATAAACATGATTAGGGCTTCCCCTTATCCATCGCCGATGCAATCATATTCAGCCAATGTGACGACAAGTCTGAGCTTTCGGGAGCGACCCTATGCTTCTTGCCGCGGTCAAAGCACATGCAGGATTTCACCTGCAAATTTCACGGTTCTTTCAGATGTTTTAAAAACTCAATACTCTATTGAGGAAACTTTTTGTTTGCTGCCATACCGCTACTTTAACGAATTTCTTGTGTTATACCCCGATTTCTCAGGTTCAAGGCAAATCGACTTCTTTGAGAGTTCCATTTAGTCCGTAGTCTCTCACACTGCCGACATCAATGGATTATTCCTGCACCGCAGGCGTCTTTTCTACGCCGACCACAAGGATTCTGCTTTTGATTTTCTCTATGATGATACACTGCACAGCATTGTTGACGGTTTCCATCTTCTCCACAGGATCACTCTCTGAGGAAAGCATCAATAAATCCAGTATCCCGAATTTATCTATCTCGTTACTGCACATCTCGGCAAGGCTGAAAAACCTCTCTACACCGAGGTAATCATGTTTAAGCTGGCATAGCCGGATTCGAACCGGCGACATCTTGCTTAACAGGCAAGCGTTCTAACCGCTGGACTATATGCCATTAAATTGCGGCGGGTGGGATTCGAACCCACGACCTCTGGAGAATGAGTCCAGCAAGCTGCCAACTGCTCTACCCCGCATATTTTTTAAACGACGCAGGCAGGATTCGAACCTGCACATCATTTCTGATGGACGATTTAGCAAACCGTTCCGCTAACCATTACGGCACTGCGCCTTTACAGATACAAGTGGTTTTGAACCATCATCTCACAAGAAACCGATTCTTGTGTGTTCTATCAATTGAACTATCATATCTGTCACGCCATAGCAGGGATTCGAACCCCGGAACCCTTTACGGTCAGCCAGTTTTCAAGACCGCTTCCTCGACCTTCCGGACCTATGGCATTGTGAACTGTTCGATTTTCCCAAACAGTTGAGTGGGGAGAGCTGGACTTGAACCAGCAGAACCCGAAGGCACCAGATTTACAGTCTGGCCCGCTACCAATTACGGTATACCTCCCCTTAACCGGACTCGCCGGTTAGCAATGTTTTTGTTCGCGCCATGCCTGGCACTATGCGGTTCTTAAGGATCATATCGTTTTACCGCCAATCTACACGCCGCTCTTTTACCCTCAAGCAGTAGTCGGGATTACATGGGCGAGGATTTGCACCTCGCTGCTGAAGGGGAAACAGCCCGACCTATTTGTCGCCATGTAAATGGGGTTACATTATGGTAAAGAAAAGACGTGGCGGTCTTCCCGCCAATTCCACCCGAAGTTTCTGACGCTTCTTTAATCAGCTCTCGCTAGGTGGCGGAGGCTCTAATCGCATGATATTAGAAGCCGACTAGGCTACCGGGAATCGAACCCGGGATACAGGAGTCAAAGTCCCGTGCCTTGCCGCTTGGCTATAGCCCAAAATTTATACAGGAATCGTCCGTATGCTTTTTACAAACGCCTTGGGGATCATTATATAAGATTCCGAGGCCCCATCAATACAAAAAGTATCAGCGGACTTATCGAAGGTATATCCAAACAGTGTTTCAATATCTTCTGTGGTCCCGTCTATATACTCAACATGTACCATGGTGTCAATCTACCTCCCCAGATTGCTATCAGCGCTAATGCATATGTGCATTCCATAAACCAGAAGAAAAACAGTGACGCTTTATTGTCTGTGAAATCTGCGGTTCGCATATAACAGAAAATTATCACCATGAATGCGATAACAAACACGGTTGCTGTGATTCTAATTGCTTCCATTCTCGTCTCCTACAACTCGATTTGTAATACGTTCCGCGATTTCTTGAACTGATAAGTCGACTCCATCTGGGATCTCATACAGTGCAGAAGCAACGCTACCGCAAAACGCCTCCCGGATGAGCTTGTCAGACTTTAATATCTCGCACAGTTCTGCGATCTTATCTTTGTTGCTCTTTGTGACAGAATCCATCGTGATCAGTTCCGAATACGGAAGAGTTTCGATCCACTCCCGGAACTGCTGCCACTCGTCCAGCTTATGTCCTGCACGCGCATAATAGATGTTCCGAAGTACTGCATAATTCAGCATAACTGTTCGCTTCTGATTGTATGACGTAGGGAGAAGTTGGATCATCTGCCACCAGAAAAACTGTTCTTTCGTCGCATTCAAGTGTACCATCATTACACAGCTCCACGTCGGAAATGTTGAGTTTACATATCTGGTTAGGTTCGTCTAGTGTAGCATCAATGTCCATGAAAAAGGCATTACCCCTTTTGTTTATCTTTATGTCATCGATTTGGAAATTACTTCTTTGTGCCATAGATTTGACTTCTGTTATTTTGGGGACGATTTGGGGAAGGGGCTTTTTTATTTTTGGGGAATTTTTGACGCCCTATTATTGCCTCATGTCCTTTTTTATCAGTTCCCTAATGTACTCAGATATCGTCACGGAACTCCGATTCGCTTTTGTCTCTACATGTCTACGCATATCTTCATTAAGCCGAAGCTTTAATGTTGTTGTTTTAGGATCAACCGATGTTCTCATGTTCTTCCTTCTTTCTTGGTCTTCCATCTGTTTCTTTAGGTGCTGTTAAAGCCTGGATTACTGACATTCCCTTATGATTGATTCTGTATAAAGCCGTTTCCAGTCCGATATTATATATTTCACACCATTCTTTTCTCGACTTTGTTTCACCATCAATTGTCCAGGTCCTTTTAATTTGCCTGTTCCATTCACATGAAGGTCTCCTGTTATTTGCCTGAACATATTTATCGGCCCACCTACAGTTGGATGGTTCATAATTTCCATTAGCATCTATTCTGTCTATGGAAAGATTATTCGCATATCCATTTTGAAGAGCCCACTCTATAAATGTATCTTGGCTTTCCAGCCATTCCTCGCAAATTGATATTCCGCGTTTCCCATAGTTTTCATAATTCTCGTTGTTTTTATTATAACAGCGCTGAATCATGCCTCTTCTTATTCGCCTAAGTCTATCCAATTCTTCTGAATGTTCAAGCTTTGTCGGGCGCGAACAACATCCGCAACTCTTAACACTCCCATTGTTCCAGAATGCAGGTTTGACAATTTTTTTATTTCCGCAATCACATTTACATAAAAACATTCTTGAGCTTCTTGTTCCACCTCTAACAATTCCTTTCACAGTTAAGAAATTTTTCTTCTTCCCAATGTAGGAATCATTATATTTTATTGGTGGGACATAATGTTTTGTGCATTTAAAATTCTTTCTTCGCCCAAATATCTCTGGTCTAGCAGAAGTCATTATCTCGCTTCCACATGTGGTACAGCGCATTTTATAGAATGGGTTTTCGCTGTCCCATTCTATAGCTGATACCAAGTAATCACCAATGGTTTTTCCTAGAAGTTCGCACATT